TGAGGTTTTATTGTATTAAAAGATTCCATTGAGGCTACAGGTTGAACAACAGGAAATGTTGTAGAATATGCATTAATTGTAGGTACAGAAGGAGTTACAGAAGGCATTACATAAGGCATTACAGAAGGAGTTACAGAAGGCATTACAGAAGGCATTACAGAAGGCATTACAGAAGGCATTACAGAAGGAGTTACAGAAGGCGTTACAGAAGGAGTTATAGAAGGTGTTACAGAAGGCATTACAGAAGGTGTTACAGAAGGCATTACAGAAGGTGTTACAGAAGGCATTACAGAAGGCGTTGAATTCATTTTATGTAATTCTCTGTAAGTAGGTTTTGAACCATTTTTTAAATTGCTATAAATTGGAATTTTACTATCAAACTGGTCTCTATTCAATAAAATATTTTTTTTAGTTTTTTTATGTTGTTTAAGTTTTTCAAGTAATAATTTTCTTATATTGGTACTATTGATAGTAACTGGTTCATTCAAAGAACTATTATATGTTATTTTTTTAGATTTACGATCTTTTTTAGGTTTGACCATTAAATCTTTTTGATTGATGGATATACTACGAATACTCATTATATCATTCTATGTAAAAAAAAATATATAATTATACTAACAAAATTGAATTAAATATAAATATATAATTATCTTAGAAATGTATAAAGAAAGTGATAGTTGGATTGTTATTGAATCTTATTTCAAACATATTCATCTACACCAACTGGTCAAACATCAAGTAGACTCTTATAATGATTTTATACAAAATCAAATGATGAAAACTATTGATATGTTTAATCCTTTGGTGATTAAATCACCACATGATTATTTTCCAGAATACAAAACATATAGATTAGAAGTAGAAATAGTATTTGAAAATTTGTCTATTTATCGTCCAGAAATTCATGAGAATAATGGTTCTACTAAATTAATGTTTCCAAGTGATGCTCGACTTAGAAACTTTACATATTCTTCTAATATTACTCTTGATATGAAGATTAAATATATTATTCGTAATGGCGATCGTCTTGAAAATGAAGAATATAAATATATTAATTTGTCTAAAATACAATTTGGAAAAATCCCAATTATGTTAAATTCATGTATTTGTGTATTAAAACAATATCCAAATATTCATCCTGATAATATTGACGAATGTAAAATGGATCCAGGTGGATATTTCATAATAAATGGTTCTGAGAAAACCTGTTTGGGTCAAGAAAAACCTGCGGATAATAAGATATTTTGCTTCAAACAAAAACCTGGAAACAAATGGTTATGGACTGCCGAGTACAGATCAGTACCAGATTGGAAATGTATATCACCTAAACAAATATATATGATGATTCATTCTAAATTATCGTGTTATGGTCATGAGATTTTGGTACAATTACCACGATTAAAAAAACCAATACCATTATTTGTATTGTTTAGAGCTCTTGGAGTAGAAAGTGATAAACAAATATGTAGTTTAGTTGTATTGGATATTGAAAAAGAAAAGTCTATTTTAGATTATTTAAAAGCATCTATTTATGAAGGAACATCTTATAACAATTATGAGGATTCATTAGAATATATCATTTCCAATGTAATCTATACACCAATCAATATGGACAATGATGAAGGACATAAAAAGAAAACAGAATTTGCCTTGGATGTATTGTCCAATGATTTATTTCCACATTGTAAAACAAAAGAAGAAAAGTTATATTTATTGGGTTTTATGACAAACAAATTAATTAAGTGCTTTTGTGGAATGGAACCACAAACAAATCGCGACTCTTATGAAAATAAACGAGTAGAGTTAACAGGTACATTATTAAACAATTTATTTAGAAATTATTTCAATAAGGTTGTAAAAGATATTCAAAAACAAGTGATTCGTGAAATTAACAATGGTTCGTGGAAATCAAGCGAAGATTATTCCAATATTATCACATTGACCAATATTTATAAAATTGTGAAATCGGCTACGATTGAAAATGGAATCAAGCGCGCTTTGTCTACAGGAGATTTTGGTATAAAAAGTATGAATACAAACAAAGTAGGAGTTGCTCAAGTATTGAATAGATTAACTTATTTATCAACATTGAGTCATTTGCGACGCGTCAATACACCCATTGATAAAAGTGGTAAATTGGTAGAACCTCGAAAATTACACGGGTCCACATGGGGATTTTTGTGTCCAGCCGAAACACCAGAAGGTCAGTCGGTTGGTATTGTTAAAAATCTCAGTTATATGACGAATGTATCTACTTATTCGGATAGTACACCTATATATGAATATATTCAACCTTACTTATTCGCATTGGATCATTACAATACAACTGAGATATATGATAAAGTTAAAATATTTGTAAATGGAAGATGGATAGGTGTAACAAATAAACCAAATGAATTGTTTCTTAGTTTGAAAGATAAAAAATATAAGGGTATAATTCATATATATTGTTCTATTGTATTCAACTATAAATTAAAAGAAATATATGTATGTAACGAATGTGGACGACTAGTACGTCCTTTGTTCAAAGTAAATAAAAATAAAATATTACTAACCAAAGATATGATCGAAAAAATAAAAGAAGATAAATTAGTGTGGCGTGACTTGATTATTCCATTGAAAACAGAAGATTCTATCATTGAATATATTGATGCAGAGGAACAAAATACATCTATGATTTGTATGAAACCAAACTTATTTCAAGATAACTATACTTATACCCATTGTGAAATTCATCCTAGTACTATATTTGGTGTGTTGGCATCATGTATACCTTTTCCTCAAAACAATCAATCTCCTAGAAATACCTATCAATGTGCTATGGGTAAACAAGCAATAGGTATTTATGTGTCGAATTTTAAAAAACGAATGGATAAAACTGCTTATGTATTAAATTATACTATGCGACCTTTGGTTGAAACACGAGTAATGAATATGATGAAATTAAATGAGTTACCTTGCGGTAATCAAGTCATTGTAGCTATTATGACGCATAGTGGTTATAATCAAGAAGATAGTGTATTAATCAATAAAGGAAGTTTAGACAGAGGATTATTTCATGCGACTATTTATCATACGGAAAAAGACGAAGATAAAAAAATAAATGGCGAAGAAGAATTACGTATCAAACCAAATAAAAATCTTACACGTAATATGAAATTTGGTAATTATGATAAAATTAATAAAATGGGTGTTATGAATGAAAATGAAATTATCGAAGACAAAGACATCATTATTTCCAAGGTAGTGGTAATCAAAGACCATAAAAATGATAATACAAAATTAGTGAAATATGAAGATAAAAGTAAATCTTATCGAACTACGGAAGAATGTTATGTTGATAAAACATATATTGACATGAATGGAGATGGTTATACCTTTTGTAAAGTTCGTATTCGTGCTATGCGAAAACCAAACATAGGTGATAAATTTAGTAGTCGTCACGGACAAAAAGGTACAGTTGGAAATATCATTGAAGAACAAGATATGCCTTTTACCAAAGAAGGTATTCGTCCTGATATTATAATCAATCCACACGCGATTCCTTCGCGTATGACAATTGCCCAATTGAAAGAAACTATCATTGGTAAATTATTATTAAAATTAGGATTATTTGGGGATGGAACCAGTTTTGGTGAAATAGATATGAACGAAGTATACAAAGAACTACAGAAACATAATTACGAATCAAAAGGAAATGAAGTATTATATGACGGAAAAACAGGTGAACAAATAAAAACATCTATCTTTATTGGTCCAGTCTATTATCAAAGACTGAAACATATGGTTAACGACAAACAACATAGTAGATGCATTGGACCTATGGTTAATTTGACCAGACAACCAGCGGAAGGTCGTAGCCGAGATGGTGGATTAAGATTTGGTGAAATGGAGCGGGATTGTATGATATCCCATGGAGCATCTAAATTTACAAAGGAGCGTATTTATGATGTCTCGGATAAATATGCTGTGAATGTTTGTAAAAAATGTGGAATGATTGCTGTATACAACGATAAAGAACATATTCATATTTGTAATGTTTGTGAAAATCGTACTGACTTCTCTTATGTAAAAATTCCGTATAGCTGTAAACTATTGTTTCAAGAGTTAATCACAATGAATATTGTTCCTAGAATTATGACCTAGGTAAACCATATTTTTATTATATTATATATATAATGAGTTATTTAGGTGGAAAAATACACGGAAAACGTTCAGAAGTAGGCTTTCAAAGCACTATGGTTGGGTCGGATGTAGCTATGCGAAGAAAAATTCTTCGAAAAGCATTCAAATCAAATAATATAAAAACAAATATAGGGGAAGATGTTGGAAAATCTACCATTGGACCTTTTAGAACTTCTCTTCATATGGGGGATGTTTTGTCTCGAAAATATCAATCATGTGGTGGCGCCAATCAGGTGAATGGAACTTACGTCAATAGAACTAAATTGGGTGGCGGAATAAGTTCAATATCTTGTAATATAGAGACAAATGGTGTAACACCAATTCAGGTGTCTTTGGGAAGTGGTAATGGAAAAATAGTGTCCGATTCTTCACTTTATACTCGATTCAAAAATCTTGAAAGTGTAAATTTAAATTATAATGATTCTACCTTTGGTGGAAGTGATACTCATTCAACTTATACCGCATTAAATAGAATAAGAAAATAATATTTTATAACTATAATGACTCATAGATATAAAAAACATAATAAAAAAACACGAAAAAAATATATAGGAGGTTCCATTCAGGAACAACGTAAAGATTTACCTGCACCTACCTTAACTATAGACTCAAAAGTATTAGAAAATGTAATGGACCCAAAAATATTAGAAAATATAATGGACCCAAAAGTATTAGAAAATTTAATTGATAAAACGAAAGAAAATGTAATGAATATAATTGATAACACGAAAGAAAATATAATGTATTTAATTGAGCTCACTACACCATTTGGTATACTAAAGTTTGTAGTAAAAACTATATTTCAAGAATTTAAAAAATGTGTAGGAATGTTAAATAATATATTATTAGAACAAGGACTATTTATAAGAAATTTCATTAATGTTGGTTTTGAAACAAGTATATATTATATTATAGGCGATGTATGTGAAGACTTATTTTTAGAATCAACATGTAAAACCAAAATAAATTTTTTGAATCATAAACAAATCGAGCCTCAAAAAGGTGGAGGTGGAAGTTCAAATTATTCGTCTGACACGGAAGAAGAAATAAATAAAAACCTATTTATCTTGAATCAAAATATTATTTCAGAAAATCCCAGTAGATATGAGAATAA